CACTTTGCATTCCTAAAATCAGCTTGTATCTGTGGACAAGCAGATCTTGTAGAAGTGGTTAATGGAAAAGTAAACATTACTGATTACAAAACTAACAAAGAGATAAAAGAGAAAGGTTTTACAAACTGGGAAGGTATAACATCTAAAATGTTTAAACCTTTAACACATCTTGATGATTGTAATTTAAACCATTATAATATACAATTAAGTATATACATGTATATCATACTTAAACATAACCCAAAGTTAAAGCCAGGAAAACTTGTTATTCAACATGTATCCTTTGAAAAAGAGAAAGATGATGAAAATGGGTACCCAATCAATAAGTATGACTCTAATGGTGACCCTATAATAAAAGAAATAAAAATGCATAATCTTCCATATTTAAAAGATGAAGTAAGAAGTCTTGTGATGTGGTTAAAAGATAATCCACAATGTTAGTAAAATTATTTGATATACAAAATGGTAAAGTAATTCCATCAGAACACTGTTATACAATTAAAAGTTTAAAAAATGTAATAGATGAATATCCTGAAACATATATGAGTGTTTATCTTTATATATTTTATATGACATGTCCAGATCCAGATGTAAATCCTTTCTTTAATATGCCTGAACATGAAAAAGAAGAAGTTGTAATAGAAGAAATTGGATTAGAAGAGTCTCCAGAAGATGAAATAATAAGAAATGCAATACGTAGATGTGAAGATCTGTATCAAACTCCTACATTTAGAGCATATAAAGGAATTAAGTCTATGTTAGATAGACTTGCAAGATATATGGAAACCACATCTATTGAACATGGAAGAGATGGTAACTTAACATCATTGGTAAATACAGCAGCTAAGTTTGATCAAATAAGACAATCATTCAAAGGTGCATATAATGATATGAAAGATGAACAAAAAAGTCAAGTTCGTGGAGGACAAGGTTTGGCTTATGATCAAATGTAATAACTTAAAAACTAAAAAAATGCAAAAAATTATTCCGCTAGGTAACAAGGTACTAGTAAAGTTACATGCTAAAAAAGAAACATACGGTGACTCTGGTATATTTATACCTGACTCTGTACAAGAAGAACCTATGACAGCTGTAATAATGTCAGTAGGTGAAGATGTAAAAACAATGAAAGAAGGTGACAATGTAAGACTTAGTGAATTCGGTACTCCAATGTCAATTGAATCTGAAGGTGTTAATTGTTTATTATTTAATTCACAAGATATTGTTGCTAAAGTAGTTGATGTATAGAATAGTTCCAACATATCAAGACGGTAATTGGTCAGAAACAGAATTTGAATCAATAGAAGATTTTAGATCTTTTATTAGTTCAATATTTAAAGAACCTGGTAAATATAATTTTGATGCTACTGCTTTATTGTTTAATCAACAAGCAATTAACTTTAACACTAAAGGTGTTTATTGTGATAAACCTTTTAGATCAAAAGACTTTATAGAATATTGGAACGATCAAAAAAACAAATGTAGAGAAGGTGTAATATATCACAGTGGTAATAAAAGCTGGTATATTACTAGAGATTATTATATGTGGTTAAATTTCTTACCTATATTTGATAAAGAAGAAAAGAAATATGGATTTGCAAAGATAAGAGATGCACAATATCACATGGCCTTATATGAGGTAATGGCTGAGATAAACTTTAAACACGTTGCTATCTTAAAGAAACGTCAAATTGCATCTTCATATTTTCATATGGCTAAACTTATAAATCAATATTGGTTTGAAGAAGGTTCAATATGTAAAATTGGTGCATCATTAAAAGATTATATTAATGATAAAGGTTCATGGAAGTTTTTAGACGAGTATGCTACATTTTTGAATCAGCATACAGCATGGTATAGACCTAACAATCCTGATAAAGTTCTTTTATGGGAACAGAAAATTGAAGTTAGAATAAATAATAGAAAAACCCAAAGAGGATTAAGATCAAAAATACAAGGTGGATCTTTTGAAAAAAATCCAACAACAGGAGTAGGTGGACCATGTACTTACTTCTTTCATGAAGAAGCTGGTATTGCTCCTAAGATGGATCAAACATATGAATACATTAGACCTGCCATGTCATCTGGTATGATGACTACAGGTCAATTTATTGCTGCAGGATCTGTAGGAGATTTAGATCAATGTGAACCATTAAAAAAAATGATCATGAATCCAGAAGCAATAGGTATTCTTGGAGTTGAAACAGATCTTATGGATGATAAAGGTACAATAGGTATTGCTGGATTGTTTATTCCAGAGCAATGGTCTATGCCTCCTTTTATAGATGAGTATGGTAATTCTAAAATTGAAGAGTCATTAGTTGCTATCAGTAAGGAAAGAGGTGAATGGAAAGATGAATTAGATCCTGAACAATTTCAATTACGTATATCTCAGAAACCAATCAACATAAATGAGGCATTTGCATATAGAAAAGCTTCAATATTTCCACAAAGTTTTTTAACTAAACAAATGAGGAGGATTGAGCGTAAAGAATATTCATATGAGTTTATTGAATTAGAAAGAACTGATAAAGGAATTAAAGCTAATAAATCTAATAGAGTACCAATAGATGAGTTTCCAGTAAGAAAGAAAAGAGAAGATAAAGGAGGTGTATTACAAGTTTGGGAAAGACCAATTAAGGATCCTAGCTTTGGAACTTACTATGCTTCTATTGACCCTGTGTCAGAAGGTAAAACTACAACATCTGATTCACTCTGTAGTATTATTGTATATAAAAACCCAATAGAAGTTACAAAAGAAACTCCTGAAGGTTTAGAAACATTTATTGAAGGAGATAAGATTGTTGCTACATGGTGTGGAAGGTATGATGATATTAATAAAACACATGAACAACTAGAAAAAATAGTTGAATGGTATAATGCATGGACAATTGTTGAGAATAACATATCACTATTTATTCAATATATGATCTCTAGAAGAAAACAAAAATATTTAGTACCTAAATCACAGATGGTATTTTTAAAAGATCTAGGTTCAAATGCAAGTGTATTTCAGGAATATGGTTGGAAGAATACAGGTACATTATTTAAAAGTCATTTAATATCTTATGCAATTGAATTTATTAGAGAAGCTATAGATGAAGAATTAGATGATAATGGTGAAGTAAAAAAAGTTACATTTGGTGTAGAGAGAATACCTGATAAAATGCTTATAACAGAAATGCTTCAATATTACCCAGGATTAAACGTGGATAGACTTGTGTCATTTGCAGCATTAGTGTCATTTGCTAAGATGCAACAGGCAAATAGAGGGTATGTTAAACGAAAAGAGAAAGATAAGTCACTAGAATCTTTGGAAAATTCACAAAATTTGTATAAATTGAATATGAGACCATTTAGTAATTTGGGTAGAAGAAAAAATAATTCTACTATGAAAAAGAAAAGAAGTCCATTTAAAAGAATAAAATAATGTATGATTGGGTAACAACAACTACTATTGATAATGACGGGTTCTACGGTTCCATTCAGTATATTTTTATATACTATAGTTACGCTCCTGGTGATGATATTATCCATAATAAATAAATATTAGAATATGAAAGTATTAAGTGCAATGCAATTAAAGAATGGTGCTAAAGCTGATAAAGGAGCCCATGTTGCAGCATCATTAACTCAACCACTTCAATTTTTACCTGCCCAAGAAAAAGATGATAAATGGGCTGCGTGGAATTTAGACTGGTTAGAAACCAGAGGACTTGACTATCTAAGAGATAATGCAAGAAAGGTATTAAAAAATTATAAACTTGCAAAGGGTATAATTGATAAAACAGATTATATAGTTGAAGAGGATAATAATTATACTGAGTTAATTGACATTCTTACTAAAGAAGATGAGACTGCATTAGAACTTAAATTCTATCCAATCATACCAAATGTAATTAATGTTTTAGTTGGAGAATTTTCTAAAAGATATTCTAAGGTTCAATTTAGAGCTGTTGATGATACATCTTACAATGAGATGTTAGAACAAAAAAGATTACAGATTGAGGAGACTTTACTTACTGATGCAAAAAATCAGTTAATGTTAAACATGATAAAGCAAGGTGCAGATCCTGCATCAGAAGAATTCCAACAAGCTGTAGCTCCAGAAACATTAAAATCATTACCAGAAATACAAGATTTCTTTTCTAAAGATTATAGAAGTATGGTAGAAGAATGGGCTCATCATCAATTAAATGTTGATGAAGAGAGATTTAAAATGCAAGAACTTGAAGAGAGAGCTTTTAGAGACATGCTTATTTGTGATAGAGAATTCTGGCATTTCAGAATGATGGAAGATGATTATAGTGTGGAGTTATGGAATCCTGCTCTGACATTCTATCAAAAATCTCCTGACTCAAGATATATATCAGATTCAAACTTTGTAGGTAAGTGTGATATGATGAGTGTTGCAGATGTAATAGATAATTATGGTTATTTATTAGATGCTGATCAACTTAAATCTTTGGAGAGATTATATCCAGCAGCAAATGCACTGTACCTAGATAACGGACATCAGAATGATGGTTCATATTATGATCCTACTAGATCTCATGAATGGAATACACAAAGACCAGGATTAGCTTATAGAAAACTTATGAGTAACTCTGATCAAAATTCCAGCAAATATGGTGGAGACATTGTTCAAGCCATTTTACAAGAAGGAGATGATATAGGAAGATGGGGTGATTATAATATGATGCGTGTTACAACATGTTATTGGAAGACACAAAGAAAGGTAGGACACCTTACTAGACTTACAGAAGATGGTGATCTGATTCAAGAAATAGTTGATGAAGTATATAAAATATCTGATAAACCTGTTTATAATACAAAACTATTTAAACAAAGAACAAAAGAAAACTTAATTCAGGGAGAACATATTGATTGGTTCTGGATTAATGAAGTTTGGGGTGGTGTAAAAATTGGACCTAATGCTCCATCATCATGGAGAAGTGATACAAATGAAGAATCTCCATTATATATTGGTATTAATCAACAGAAACCAGGAAGAATAGAATATCAATTTAAAGGTGATGATTCATTATACGGTTGTAAACTTCCAGTTGAAGGAAGAGTATTCTCTGATAGAAATACAAAATCAACATCACTTGTTGATTTAATGAAATCTTATCAAATAGGTTATAACATGGTGAATAACCAAATAGCAGATATACTAGTAGATGAATTAGGTACTGTTATTATGTTTGATCAAAATGCATTACCACGTCACTCAATGGGAGAAGACTGGGGTAAAAATAATTTAGCAAAAGCATATGTAGCAATGAAGGATTTTGGTATGATGCCATTAGATACTTCTATTACAAATACGGAAAATGCTACAAACTTTAATCATTACCAAACATTAAATCTTGAACAAACAAATAGATTAATGTCGAGAATTCAATTAGCTAATCATTTTAAAACTCAAGCATTTGAATCAATAGGTATTAACCCACAACGTATGGGTGGTGCAATAGCACAACAAACAGCAACAGGTGTAACACAAGCAATGAATCAGTCATATGCACAGACTGAAATGTATTTTACACAACACTCTGATCATTTAATGCCACGTGTTCATCAGATGAGAACAGATTTGTCACAGTATTATCATAGTACAAATCCTTCAATTAGATTAAGTTATATAACTACAGAGGCAGAGAAGGTTAATTTCCAGATAAATGGAACTAAACTATTATTAAGAGATTTTAATGTATTCTGCACTACTAAAACTAATCACAGACAGATTCTTGAACAATTAAAGCAAATGGCAATTCAGAATAACACAACTGGTGCGTCAATCTATGATTTAGGTAATGTTATTAAATCTACAAGTATTGCTGAAGTAACTGATGTACTTAAGGATGCTGAAACTAAACAGCAACAACAGCAACAGCAACAACAACAATCTCAACAGCAGATGGCTCAACAACAACAAGAAGCTGCTGCACAACAAGCTGAAGCTCAGAGACAATTTGAGGCTGAAGAGAAAGAGAAAGAGAGACAGAAGGATATTACAGTTGCTGAAATCAGGTCTGCAGGATATGGTGCTATGCAGGATATTAATGAGAATAAGCAAAGTGATTATATTGATGCACTTGATGATATTCGTCAGAGAGATCAATATAGAGAGCAAATGAATCTTAAAAGAGAACAACTAACTGATAAGAAATCATATGATAATAGCAAATTAGCAGTTGATAAGGAAAAATTAGCTACTCAAAGACAAATAGCTGATAAGAATCTTGCTATTGCTAGGGAAAATAAAAACAAATATGATGTAAAAACAGAAGTTAAATCTAAAGACAAGAAGAAAAAATAACATACTTAGCTATATACTGCAAAAAACTTTATCTAAAATAAAAATTTTTAAGGTTTAGTGATAAAAACTTTTGTATATTGTATATGTAATAACCAAGAATTTTAATTAAAACCAATATATTATGTCAGAAAAAATGGAACAAACAACGACAGTTCAAGAAATAGATGTTAACCTAGATGAGATCTTTAATGGAGCTCCTGGTGCAGGATCTGTTGTTACCCCTGAGAAAGAAACTAAAAAACCAAATGTATTTTCAAAAGCAGAGAATGTAGATTTATCATTCCTAGATGATGGCAGTGTTAACGATTCAACAGAAGAAGAGAGTAAACAAGATGGAGAAGAAGTTACTGCTTCTTCAACTGAAGGTGTTAATGTTGATTCACCAGAAGTTACAGAAACACCAAAAGCAGCTGAGGGAGGAAATTCAGTCTCTAAAGATGAAGTAGATGAAATACTTAATGAAGGACTAGACTTAGCTGAATCAGAAGATGATAAATCTACTGCTAAAGGTAGAAAGAGAATTAGTGATATGGCTAGTGTCTTTGAGAAAATGATTGAGAATGATGAAATTATTCCTTTTGATGATGACAAACCATTGGAGGATTACTCAGCTAAGGATTGGAAAGAGCTTATTGAAGCTAATATGACTGAAAGAGCTAATAAAGTAAGGAGAGAAACTCCAAAACAGTTCTTTAACAGTTTACCACAAGAATTACAAGTAGCTGCAAAATATGTAGCAGACGGTGGTACAGATTTAAAAGGTTTATTTGGTGCGCTAGCACAAACAGAAGAAGTTAGATCACTTTCATTATCAGATGAAGATGGACAAGCTCACATTGTAAGAGAATATTTAACTGCTACAGGATATGGTAGTGCAGAAGATATTCAAGAAGAAATAGAAATTTGGAAAGATTTAGGTAAGCTTGAAAAGCAAGCATCTAAGTTTAAACCAAAATTAGATAAGATGCAAGGGCAAGTTGTTGCAAGAAAATTACAACAACAAGAGCAAATGAAAGCTCAACAACAAAAAGCATCAGAAAATTACATGGCAAATGTATATCATACATTGAAGGATGGAAAGATTGGAGATATGAAACTTAATAAAAAGACACAGTCTCTATTATATAATGGACTTGTTAATCCTTCATACCCATCTATAAATGGTCAGAGTACAAACTTATTAGGACACTTGTTAGAGAAATATCAATTTGTTGAGCCAAACTATAACCTTGTTACTGAGGCGTTATGGTTATTAGCTGATCCAAAAGGATACAAATCACAATTGATGACAAAAGGTACTAACAAAGCGGTTGAACAAACAGTTAGAAAATTAAAGACTGCACAATCAACTAAGACAGCTAGTACAGGTGGAATACAAGAAGCTGCTCCAAGCAGAAAAAGAACTCTACCAAGAAATAACAATGTATTTAAAAGATTTTAAAAATAGAACAACAACAATAATTATTAATTAAAAAAAGTGAAAAAATGGCAACACCGGTTTTAAACAACGGTCTCTTTCTAAGAGACACCTCATACTCGGCTAGTTCACATCTTGATTCATATCACTTAACACAAATGCTTGGTGACGCAGAACCAATGGACATGGGTCCAGTGGAGCTGTGGGCAATGACGCAAAATGTAGAAATGCCTTTGTATCAGATGGCATCATTTGGTGGTAAGAATACAATCATGGTGGACAATGCAAGAGGAGAGTACAAATGGCAAACTCCAATTTCTGAATCTTTACCAATGTCCCTAGGGATTGTAGCAGGTACAGCTGATGGAGATGGTGCTGATGGACAACCTTTCAAGATCAGATTATCTAAAAGAGAATTTGGTCATGGAGACATCATTACCTATGACAAGTATAATGGTCTTGAATTCTACATTACTGCAGACGATATTGTTCCTGTAGGAGATGGATGGGTTTATACTGTTACTCTTGTAAATAATTCTAACGCTCAAGGTATAGAAATAAAATATCTTGCTGCTGGAACTAAATTCTTTAGAAAAGGTTCTGCAAGAGGTGAATACGGAGAAAGATTCTCTGATATTTCAACTGGAGCAGGATTCAGAGAATTCTATAACTTTGTTGGAGGAGCTGAAGCTCACGTACACTATTCAGTTTCATCACGTGCTGATCTTATGATCAAAGGTGGTATGAACGCTGATGGTACTGTACCTGTAACTGAGATTTGGAGAAACTTTGACAAGAACATTGATCCTTCTTTAGATTCTATTGAGTCTATTGCTGGCACAATGGGTAAAGACTATGTTAAAAAAGCATTTGATAATGGTACTCTTTCTAGAACGTTCTTAACTTCTATGGAAGCAGCACACCTTACTAAAATTGCAAATGATATTGAGACTTACTTAATGTGGGGTCATGGTGGTAGAGTTAAGCAAGATGGACCAGATGATATTAGATTATCAGTTGGTTTATGGAGACAATTAGATAACTCTTTCAAACGTGTATACAACAAGTCAGCATTTAGCTTAGATATGTTCAAGAATGAACTTTACAACTTCTACGCTGGAAAAGTTGAATTTGATGGTCCAGATCCAAAGAGACAATTAATTGTTCAAACTGGAATTGGAGGTATGCAGTTAGTAAATGCAGCTATTAGCGCTGAAGTAAATGGCGTTTCTGGTAATAACGGAATGGTAACAAATCTTGATAACATTGGTGCAATCACTGGAAAGGGAATGGACTTAGGTTATGGATTTGCTTACACAAGTTTTGTTATACCGTTCTTGGCAAACGTTAAGTTTGTATTGAACCCAGCATTTGATAACTTACACACTAATGACATTGAGAATCCATTAGTAGATGGTCGTCCATTATCTTCTTACAGCTTCATCAT